AACAATTTTTTACTGTACCCATCTAAACTTGATTTATATGCGCAGTGTACACTAAATATTTTACCGTCGGTCGTCTTATATGATAAATTGTTTTTCTTTGAATAATTTGTAATAAACCATTCAAGGTTCCGTAGAGAAATACCACCAGTTTTATTTAGAATTTCTAAAAGTGTAGCTCTATTCTCGGGAATATTATAAAATGTATCGATTGATGTTAGTAGAATAGCTGATTTATTCATTATTACATTATTCCACGCAATTCTCTAAATCCCTTTCTTGATACTTCACATGCCGGACACCCAGGTTTAAATATACATTCTGTTAAATTGTGTGTATGACGTATACCTTCATTATTTTTAGAAACCATTTCTATTGGACCTCTAAGTTGAGGTTGATCAATATGACTCCCACACATTCCATTAAGTTTAGCTCTTGCTATACACGGAGAACCATCTTTTTTAAAGCCTCTACAGAAATTTAATGGATTTGGAATTTCAGAAAGTAAAAGTTTTAAATTTATAGAATATTTATACGATATTTTTTCCATTACCTTTATAGTACGTCTATATACTTCTGTTTCCACTTCTTCATCCCAAAGTGTTTGTAATTTTCTGGATGTCATATTTTATATACGTCACTATTTTTTAAGTGATTTGAACATATCACTTATTTTCTGTTGCCCTTCAATTTCAGCCTCTACTTTTTTCTTTGGACGTCGTTTCGGTTTCACGCGTGTTATAAGTTCCCCAAATATCTCTTCTTTTGGATCTTCAAAGAGTGGTTCAATTAAATCACATACGGGGTTTAGAAACTTGTTTATAAAATAATAATTATAATCAACTTTTAAATTATTATCTTTTGCATATTTTGGATCTTCCGACTTTTCAAATGCCTTTGCTTTAGGATCACCTGTATCGATAAGAATATAAGGTACGCGATCACCCGATTGTGGTTCAGAACCCGGTTGCCTTTCACGCATTTTTCGTACAACTTGAACGTGTGCTTGATTAATATCCTTAATATCGGGACTATTAATAGAAACAGAGAATCCTTTTGCTTTATACGAATCCGATAAACCCTGACTCAAAATTAGTTTTTCGTTAGGTACATCACCTTCAATTAGTTCAATGGCCCTTTGTAAAGCGAGTGCTTTAGGTGGTCCAGTATCACTACTTTCTAAAACAACATCGAGAAGTTCTTTACACACTTCACGCATGTGAGGTGTGTTATCTCTTCGTACTAATTGAAGTCCTTTGACGTCTATATAATCCATGTTCATATTTCCATCTTTACCTTTTGTCCAAAGTTTTGCTGCGTACCGTTTCTTTGAATATAAGAAATACGGGCAATATACCTTTTCAAGTTCAAGGTTATTCGGTGCTTTGAAGAGTTTAGTACACTCTTCCGCGGCGCGTTCACCTATTTCCCAACTATATTCAATTGCTTCTTTTCCTGTCCGATTTCCCACATCAAATTCAACCATGACAGAATCCGTGTCACCGTACCTTACCTTTGCTCCCGGAAAATTCTTTTCCACATACGCTTTTGTTTCATCGATCATACTCCGACCTTTTAGAGTTACCGTCGACGCAATTTGTACACACGGTAACATACCTTTTGATGCACCTGTAAAACCGTACACGGAGTTCATAGACACTTTATACGCCAATTGTTTACCATTATACATTTCTTTCAGGGCACCAGTCGATTGTGCCATATCCTTTTTAGCTTGTTTACGAAACTGTTTTAGTTCTAGAAGAATACTTGGTAAAAGACTTGGAACATCTTGTGCAAACTTATAAAACCCAAACGTTTCGTATGTTATACCAGGTATATTTTCGTATTTAGAATCCATAACCATTGATGAATAACATAAATTATGTGCCATCATAATTGATGGATATAGACCTTCGAAATCTAGTGCTGTTATTGGTGTATAATAGGCGCCTTTCTGTGCGTCTAGAACGGTCGCACCTTCGTATCCTTCTGCAGAATATTGTCCCCATGATATAGTTGGAACCATAAACCCCATTTCACGAGCCTTTTTTGTTAACAAACTAAACACTTTGATTTGTTGTCCTCTTTCGACTAAATAACAGAGGGGAACCCACGTCGCTTTAGCCATCTCTAATAAATTAACAAGTATAGATAATTTTGATAACAAACGGTGAGGTAAAAGTGTATCCTTAATACAATATTCTGCGACTTCACGCAACTTTACGGGATCTTCTTCAACAAAACGCGCAAACATTTCCTTTGGTGGCATATCAATTTTATTATCACCGAGGTACAGTTTCGAAACGTTATCAAGTTTGTATGAATCAAGTTTATACCCCTTTTTAACTTCATGAAATAGATCGAAAATAAACCGTCCAGGCATCGGTAAAATCTTGAGATCGTTGTCACCAAGTGCACTCGAAGACAACTTCTTATACACAAGTTCACATGAATGGTTTTTCATTTTACTCATTTCATAAAAAGATGAATCACACCCTGTCATAACCGCACGTTTCATTATATATTCTAAATCAAAACCGAATATGTTCCAACCTGTTATGATATCAATATCCCTTTCCATAAGATACTCCTTGAATGCCATAAGCATTTCACGTTCAGTCTCGTAACTCTTAATTATACACACATCTAGGTTCGAATCTGTTTTTTTATAACAAAAACACGTTTTATCGTACGGTACGTCAGAACCAAAATGTGTAAGTGATACAGCAATTTGGAAACATGCATCACCTTTTACGTCTGCATCAGGAAACTTACCCGTTGAACTATTACATTCAATATCCACGGACGCAACTACAAAAGGTGCAGTCTCTTGAATATCAACCGGTTTAAGTGTTTTCCAGTCGTTACAGAACAGATCTATATTAACGTGTGCTAAATGTGAACGTACACACGCGTCTCCAGTATCCATCCACCCAGTAGATTGAATATTAGTTCGGTGCATCAGCCTCAGAACAGGGTCGAGGTTTGATTCGTACACTTTATATTTCACGGCTTCATCGGGTAATGTACGTTTTAATCTCCCATTTACCATACGTCGCGCCGCCAAGTTCTTAAAGTTTAATTGCATAAAAATAAATTTTTCATTATTTTGAAAACCCCATACATCTTTAGATTGAACGATATCATAACTTATCAAACATTCAGGGCATAACTTATCAATCTTTGTATATAAATTACGAATATCCATTTGTGATGTTTTCTTCGGAAGTTTTACGAAGAAGTATGGTGTAAAACTGGTCGTAACACATACAGACTTACCTTCGTTTGTTTTACCAAAAATACTAATCAAGTGTTCGTCTTCCGTGTCTTGTGTTTCCCAGGTCAATACTTGAAACACGACCATTTTTATCTTATTACGTTAACGCCCGATTTTTTTAATATAGTATAGTAGTAAATATGTCAGCTGCTTTGATTGATCTCGTCTCAGTCGGTGCCCAGGACGTCTATATCACAGGCGATCCTCAAGTCTCTTTTTTTAGACAAAACTATAAACGTCACACAAACTTTTCGATAAAACCAGAACGTATGGATTATATCGGGACGTTTGGTTCGGGAAACGAAGTTTCCATCCCTATCAAATCGAAAGGTGATCTTTTGAGTTACGTGTGGATTGAAAATGCTAATATTAACAGTAATGATAACGATGCCTCTATTTTTAAATCCGCGAATGCGACAACACCAGTTGAAACTTCACCAACTGAATTCTCTTTGTGGATTGGTGGTCAAGAAGTGACTAAATTAGATACACTTTTCATTAATACCGTACACAATACGTTATATAACGAATCTTCGGCAAAAGCGACGTGTGCCGCGACGACCCAAGATGGTGGTGATAATGCATCGACAGGGAGTTACATAATTCCATTCTTTTTCAGTGAAGATTGGACGAAATCTTTACCACTTGTCGGTCTTCAATACCACGAAGTTGAAATCAGAATTAAGTGTAGAAATGGTACATTTAATTTAGGTACTGATAGACCAAAGGTATACGGTTCGTACGTGTTTGTTGACACAGACGAACGCGAATTCTTTGCGAAAGGTGAACACGAAATTCTCATTACACAAACACAACACCAACCAATGTCTGATTCCGATACGTCGATTGATTTGACCTACTTTAATCACCCAGTAAAGGCCGTTCACATAGCTGCGGGTAACGATTCAACAGTGGTGCATCTACATCATAC